AATGAAACTGGGTATAGATCGGGTGCTGTTATTGCCGGAAGGTGCATCATTTTCGTTTGTAGGGAATCCCGGATCACTTCAGGATATGATGCAAGCGGTGAAAGGATTTGCCAATCAAACGGCCATCAATAACCACTTGCGAATCAAGTGGGACGAATCGGGGGATGCCCCCAGCGGCGCAGCTTTGCGGATAATGGAGATGGAGAATTTAGAGTCACGCATTTCAGACATCCCCAAATGGAGAGATTGGGAACATGAAAGATATGAAGTGGATCGCCAGATTGTCCGTGTTCATACGGGTAAAGATATGGGCGATAATTATGCGGTGGATTTCGCCGAGATAGAATTTCCGACTGACCAAGCCCAAGAGTTTGCACGTCTTGAATTTATGATGGATAAAGGACTGATGGACAGATCAGACCTGATCCGCCATTTCAACCCGGACATATCCGATGAAGATTTAAACCGACTCATGGAAAGAGTAGATGAAGGCAAGAAGGCCGAAGCAGAAGCACAGCAACCGGTTTCACCAATACAGAGGATTTTAGGTGGCTGATCCAGTAGATAGATTCATGAATCAGATTGCCAATATAGAGCAAGACCTTCTGAATGACTTGAAGAAGATTGCTAAAGGATTGGACAAACTATCCGATGCTGAACTGGTAAATGTGGCTCGTGAATTGGATTTCTTCCAAGAACTATTGGATAGAGGTTATACCAATGCCGTGAATGGATTGATGGATGCCTATGAAGGGCAGATTGAGGAGATTGCTAAAGAAGCGGCGAGGCGGGGGATTGTAGCTGTAAAAGGCCCAACGATAGATCAGATTCAAATTTTGCAGAATTTAGAGGCCGAAAGTCTATTGGGTAGGGCGACACAATATGCCAATGAATTAAAAGATGGTTTATTTAAGGGAATTGTAGCGGGGGAACGGCCATCGGAGATTGTAGGACGATTGGTTGAAACGGTGAACTTAGAAACCCACCAACTGAATGTATCCGTCCACGATGGATTCCGACAATTCGATGATCTGTCAAGACATAAGGTATTCGAAGGTGAAGATGTACGATGGACGTATGTAGGCCCTGCTGATGAAGTGACCAGACCAGAATGTCGTTCGACTTTAGATGGCGAGCCTGACAAGGGATATACTGAAGCAGAAGTAAACGCAAGCCTAACGCCTTTCGGTACAAGGGGCGGATTTAATTGCAGACATTCGTGGATGGTGAAATGAGAGCGCAGGATATTGTGAAATTCCCGAAATCCCTATGGGCCAAAGTAGGCGGTAAAACTGCAACGAACATTGTAAAAGACGCTGATAAAGGTAAAGGATATAAAAAAGATTTTAAAGCATATACATCCGAATATGCCAAACTGAAGGCTGCCGGGAAAGCCGGGCCTAAAGGTGTCGGTAAATCGAGACAAGTATCTCCACCTAACTTGAGATTGACAGGGGTCATGCTTGGTTCTATATCGGCACAGAAGCCGAAAGAAACAGGCGTGGATATTGTTTACCGTGATGGTATAAAGGTAGAGCATAATGCCAAGATGGGGCGGGATATATACGGCATCTCAGATAAGAATACTGATAAGATTACAGATGAATTGAGCGATTTTATCGGCAAACAGATCGGTAAATATGCAAAAGACTCAATCACCGTGACTATCGGATGAAGATTTTAAACAACAACAGGAGACAGTAATGTCAGAAGCACAAGAAACAGTGCAAGATACGGCCCGGAATGAGGGACAAGAGGTGGCTTCTCAAAGCCAGACCACACCCGACACTTCCGGACAGTCGGAGTTATTGCACGAAGTAATGGCGAAAAAGGACAAGATCAGAGGTCTTGAATCCAAAGTCGCTGAAATGGAAGCAAAAGAAGAAAAACGGAGACAGGAAAGCATGGCGGCAGACGGACAAAAAGACGAATTGATCGCCGAACTGCAAGGTAAGATCGACCAACTATCACCGTTTAAAGAACGTCTGGAAACTTACGAGGATAATCGCCGTCAGGCTTTGCTTGAGCGATTACCTGAAACGAAACAAGAAAAATTCAAGGGACATCCACTCGATGTTCTGGAAGATTTGGCACAGGAGTATTCCCAACCCGGTGCAAAGGTGAAGGTTGATAACCAACCTCCCGGTGCTTATGGTGGGTATGCTTCGATGGCAGAGTGGGCGGCTCAAGACCCGAAAGGGTATAAGGCCAACACCAAAGCCACTTCAGGAATTACGGTAGGCTATGGGCCAAAAATATAAACCGTTTGGAGTTGATCTCGACCCTCAAAAGGAATTGTCCGAAAGGAATCTTCCCGATGGGGATATACACGCCGAAATCAAAGGCGAAACCGTGTCGTATGACACTATGATCGACGAATTAGAAGAACGTGCCAATAATGCAGCACGGGGTAAACCAGTGGCTTCCAGAAAATACTTTTCAGGGTGGACTCCCCCGAATAAGGACAAATAATTATGGCTGAAACTGATACCGGTGTAGCCCAGGGTGGTCTTGATAAAGTCATTGGCGATGCAATCATCGCTTTCAATGAAGTTAATGTCATGTATCCTCTGGTCTCCGCCAAACAATGCCCTCCCGGTGCAATCACAGTTCAGTGGCCTGAATATACCGCCGTCGCTTCCTCCTCAGTGAGCGCAGCTACGGATGGTGCAGATCATACCACTGTAACATCTGTGACAACCACAGCAAGGTCGGCAACCGTATCTGAACACGTTATTCGTGCAGACGTTACGGACTTGGCAGTAATGGGAAATGCCGATGACATCTCTGGTAATACAGGGGCGATCCTCGGAAATGCCGTTGCCGCTAAACTTGATGCTGATCTTACAGCACTTGGAACTGGATTCTCACAAACAGAGTGCGGTGCAGGGACGGCTCTTACACTTGACCACATTTTTGGTGGTTTAAGACAGTTAAGAGCAGCAAATGCCCCCGCCCCTTACAACTTGGTTATGAGTGATAAAGGTATCTGGGGCAGTAAAGGTCTGCAAGGTTTACTTGTGGATGTAGCTGTCACAGGATCGAACTCTAAACCGGGTTCACTGTTAGGTGAGCAGGGACAGGAAATGCTGTCTCGCGGATTTGTGACCTCCATCGGTGGAATCGACGTTTATTTCTCAAATGAAATTAATGATGACGTTGGTTCCGGTGGGGACTCCGCAAGTCACATGTTCTCTAAAGGAGCGATGGGACTCGCAGTCGGGCCGGAAGGTCTGTTCAGAATCGAAACGGAACGTAATGCTTCATTCAGAAGCACAGAATACGTGGCCACAGGATTCTGGGGTGAAGTGGAAACGAAAGACGCTTTTGGTGTCTATATCCTTCACGACGTCAGCTAAACACTGATATGGTTCGGGGTGGGTTGCCCTGCCCCGATCCGCTAAAATTGGAGTAATTATGTACTTTAAAAGACCAAATGGCGATGTAATCGAATACGACAAAGATCGTCATAATCTGGAATCGTTCAAGGCACGTTTTGAAGAATGTGATAAAAACGGTAATCCGGTAAAGAAAAAAAAGAAAAAGGCTAAATAATGGCACTGGGATCAAAAACACATATTAATTCCCTGTTAAAAGAATACTGGCTTGACGTAGCCGGGACAACCACATCCAAGTCTTTAAACGATGCCATGCGGGCAGGCTTAACGGCTCTGGGGTTTTCCGGGTCGCTGAATAAGATGCTCAAGGCATGGGCAAACGATCAGGCCGGAACATCCAACGCTTCTATTTCGGTGGCGTTGAAGAACGCTATGGCGGACATGGTGGGTGAAACCGTTTCGGATGTAACCGCAGGATTGAAGGAATATGTGGGGAGAATCAACTGGAACGCCTTATTGGTAAAATTTGAAGATGAAGATCGGCAGTGGTCTTACATCGACTAAACCGCCGGGAAAGCCCGGTAAAATGATCTCATGGAAAGGAGATAAGAAATGGCAGCTTTAGGCTCACAAAGTATCGCCTCATCATACGAACAGCTTTTACACGTTGATGCGGATGGCGGCGGTAATTCAACAACCCATGTCAGCGTAAAAGATGGTGACAATGGAACAACTTTCGGCTTCACTATCGCATCCGATGCGTTAATGATGTCAAGCACCAACCGATTAGAATTTGGTGACACAGGAACTTATATACATCAATCGGCAGACGGCGTACTTGATCTGGTTTCAGATACAGAAATAGAAATCAACGCAACCACGATTGATATAAATGGTGCAGTACAGATTAGCGGGAATACTGGTATTGGAGACGATGCTTCAACACCGTTAGGGAGACTTCATGTCGCTACCGGTGACTCCGGGGCTTCGGCCTGGGCGAGTGCAGATGAATTGGTTGTGGAAGGTTCTGCAAATGCCGGAGTGAATATTCTGACGGGATCCAATAATACCGGTTATATCGCTTTCGGAGATAGTGGGGATGCAGGGGAAGCAACTATTGGATTTTTTCATGGCAGCGGTGGTGAGAAGTTTAATTTTTCTGCAAATGGCAATTCAATAATGAATATGGAAGAGTCTGGCGAAATCACCGCACCACTCCAACCCGCATTTTTGGCAACTCCCGCATCAGCACAATCTGATATTGCGGCGGATGACTCCTCAGTTACCGTTGTTTTTGGAACTGAAGTATTCGACCAGGGCGCAGATTTTGCGAGTAATACCTTTACCGCACCAGTGACGGGAAGGTATCAATTCAGTGTAAACATTCGGGTAGATAACATAGATACTGCCGCGGAATATTATATTTTGACTTTGAAAGCATCAAATCGGGATGTTAGGCTAGATATGTTTGATCCCGATTTAGCAGACCAAGACATCCCTTATTATTTTATGAGGGGTTCTGTTCTTGTAGATATGGATGCAAGCGACACTTGCTATGTCACTATAACACAAAATGGCGGCTCTGCCCAATCTGATATTCAGTCGGGTACAAATACAAGTTTCAGCGGATACCTCGCTTGTTAAGGCGAAATAACCTATTTGAAATAAAATAAAACAAGGAAATAAAATGGATATTAAAAAACGAACACTATCCTCAACAGAGGAATCGGCTTTGAAAAATGACTTACTCGATGTACAGGATTGGGTAGATAAAGCAATCGACGGCAAAGTAAATAATTGCAAAAAACGGATGCTTTCCGAATGGTTGCCGAAACTGTACGCCGATGATTCTGTTTCGTCAATTCCGGCTTCGGAAGATGAAATCGTGGCGATGATTGTGGCAAGGGACGACTATAAAGACCGTGCCGCAAGAGATTCGGAGTAATCAAAATGGGAGGCGAACAATTTGAACAACGGCTTGAACAGCTAAAGGCAGAACGACAAAACCTTGATATGAGAATGGCTGAAATCAATTTTCTCATCAATGGCTATGAAACGGCCATCAAGGAAGAAAAGGAAAAAGAAAAAACAAATGGACAAACCGCAGATTGACGAATATCGTATTGATGTAGTGGATCGGTTGGCCCGGATAGAACAGACCTTGAAGTCCATTCATAAAGAAGCACGGGACACGAAACTGGAAGTGCAGATGCAGAATGGCCGGGTCAGGAAATTGGAAGGCGGCATGGCTGCCATTCAAGGGGTCGGGTCGGTTTTGAGTATTGTTTTCGGCGGTTTCATAACATATTTATTTAGGAGGTAGAATGAGCGATTGGTTTAATTGGACAAACTTCTGGTATCTGGCGGGATTAATACTTGCCGGTGGTGCGACCTTCGTCGGCTTGAAATACAAGAAACTGGTGGATGAAATGAAGGAAGTGTTCAAGGTACTTCAGGAAGCCTATGAAGATGGCAAATTGTCTAACGAAGAACGGAAGCAGATTATGAAGGAAATTCTGGATGTGTTTTCGGCTCTGTTAAAGATAGCCTGGAAGTGATTAGTTCTACACAGATTAAGTCCCTCATCAAATCCACTTGTGAAAAGATGGGGGACAAATTTGCTTCGGAAGATGCCATCACATTGGTACACGAAACGGGGCTTGTGGAATCGGGATATAAATATCTGCGACAGTTAGGGGATGGCCCGGCGGTTTCATTTTGGCAAGTCGAACCCCAGAGTTGTGTTGATAATCTTCAGCATTATTTAAAGCATCGCAAGTCTTTGATGGGGAAGTGTGCAGATGCGAGCATGGTGGACTTAAAACATTGGCAGAATTATGATGAAAGACTATGGGGTGAAATCCTTGAAAAGAATATTGCGGCCGGGATTGTTCATTGTCGTTTGAAGTATTGGAGAGTGCCGAAGAAAATGCCAAACACTCTTGAAGGGCGGGCAAATTATTGGAAAAAATATTATAACACAGATCAGGGGAAAGGTACGGAAGAAAAATACATAGACACGGTGAAGGAATATTTATGACACTTGGGAAATCAATTCGACGCATAAAAGATAAGGCCGAAAAAATAGACTTGAATGGTTTATATGAGAATCCATCTTGCTATTTTGACGATTTGGTTATTCTCCTTCGCAGTATCAAGGAATTGGAAGAACCGACCCAGATTAATTTTAAAGATTTAAAAGATAAGGTGCATCAAGCATGAGTACATACGAAGCCACCTATTGCGACACCAATACAGATTTACAATATATCGTGCCGGACATAAACAACTACAATTTGAGGCGGGTATTGCCCGGTGATTGGGTTGCATCCGGGACGACTGATTTATATTATCTTTATTCGGCGGGATATGTGACACAACTGTTTTACAACGGTGAGGAAATGACATCGGTGACAGATACACCAGATGCCAATAAAGAATTTAATTATGCAACAGGAACGGGATTGCTAAGTTTTTTCAAAACATCCTCATCCACTACGCTGTTAAACAGTGCGGTGATAGAAGCGGGCCGTGATTGGTATGATACAAAGGTCGAAGCAGTAAGAAAAGCGAGCGATTTCGTCAGGAATGTTTTGCCTGTTCCCATCTATCCAAGAAAAGGCGTGGGAATGGCTTCCGCCACCGGGAACGATTGGCCCGAAATCATTGTCAGAAGCACGGCAATCGTCGCTTGTGCTGATCTGGTCAGACCTTTTGACAAAGAAAAAGGCGATGAATTGATGGCGATGGCCATGAACCCGGAAGGAACGGGATACCTCGATATGATCCGTAAAGGTGAGATCGCTTTATCCCAGGATGAAGGCTTGGCCAAGCATGGGGGAATATTGAGGGAAATTTCTATCAACGCAAGCACCACAGGCTCAATCATAGATGTCAAAGGAACTCCGTCGGTGGATTGGGATGTGATTAAGATTATAATTGATACCTCAGGGACGTTTGCCGCAGGGTCGGCTTCTGGTGTGAAGTTTGATTCGTTTGTCAGCGACGATACAGGATTAAAGACAACCAAGATTGCCGATGCAGTTATTATCGACGGATCGTTTCAGGATGTAGGACACGGGATGGCCGTGAGATTCAGTCCCGGCGTTTATAATTCAACGTCAGATGAATGGGAATTGGAAGTGTCCGGGGTATTGGATTCAAGAACAATGGCAGTAAAATACGCAACAGCAGATAGAACCTGATGGCAACATTAAAATCACCACGTTGGAATAAAAACAACAATCTCTGGAGTGCGGAATCAAATTATTTTAATTATGGTTCAGGAGATACTGACGGCTACGAAAATATCGTATGGAATCGCATAGTTGATCCGCTTCATTCTATCATAGCCGATGAATTTCAAGTGCCTGTTTATTTCGATGAGCATAAGGGAAACCAATCGTTTATGATTATGCCCACAGAGGACAATCTTGTTGGCTTATTATCGGGGAACGCCGGACAGGAACGAGAGCATACCATTGAAATCACCTATCAATTAAAATCTGGTGGGCATTATGGTGAAAGCAGTTTCAAAAAAGTATCTAATGTATCGGAACATTTGAAAAGGCTTTTACAGAATAACGCATATAAGTCGGATGCTTGGTTCAATGGACAATGCACGTCGGTTGAATATGCAAGGGATGAGGACGATCCATCCATATTGACTTCTGCAATCACTTTTGAAGCAAATACTTTGGAGATTTATGTATGATATACAAAGCCAAACCGTCATATAAAAAATTGAAAGACAGCGAAAATTTTAATCATTTTGGTTCGCCTGTCAAACATAACAAACTAATAAATGATGAAGAAATTAATGCAACTGATCTACCTAAAGAGTTGGAAAAACATCTGACAAAGGTAGAGGAAAAGAAAAAAGGAGATAAATAATGGCCGAAACTAACTTTCAGGCCCAATCGAACATATCACTATTGTTCGCCAAAGATGCAAGCACAACCGCTTTAGGAACGGCGCACGATGCGAGTGATACTTGGTTGGCCTTGCCCGTTATTTCCTTTTCCATGCCACACGATTCTGCGGCGTTAGATGTCGGGCCACAGCGAAGTGGGACACACGTCCAACTTGAGAATCAAATGCGACACCGCCGGGACTTGAACACTTGGACGTTTGATGTCTCTTTTAAAGGTACGCCAAAAGCGATTCTGGCCGTATGCCAATGGGCCTTTGGTGATGGTGCAACTTCAGCAGATTTTGCCGGTACGGTTGGAATAGGAAATGGAACAAGTAATTCATCAATAATGAAACATGGAACAGCTTACGCCAACCATACAACCGTTGTATTTCAAAATGCCGGTTCAGATGCAACTGCGGATGATATTGTTGTGAAAGGCTGTATCGTTCAATCTTTTACAATAAAAGAAGCGGTGGGTAGCGATGCGGGGCAGTTGATTTGCGATGCGACATTCTGGACGGCTTACGCACCTTCGGAAGCAGCCAATACAATAAGCGCAGATGATACCGATACGGCAGCACCGAAATCAATCTTTTCAAAAAGCACAACCACATTCAATTCTGAAGCACTCCTTTTGGATGCCTGGGAAATGACTTGTTCACGCTCTTTGGAAAGAATATCGTCGCAGGATTATTCAAATTACTTGCCATTCGGATACACGCAGACATCCCCCTGGGAAGTGACTGGATCGCTTTCCGCCAAACGGGATGATTCTGTTTATGATGCTTTAAGTGTCATACAGGGTGCAAGTGCCGGGGTGAATATATCCATAGACGAATCATCTGGGTTTACTTTAGATATACCGGATGCGATGGTGGATGCTTCTTCGATAAGCGATGGAGGGTCGCACTTATTTCAGATGATACCGTTTAGGGCTACCGCAGCATCACCAACGGCAAATGTCTGGACACTGGCAATATCATAACAATTAGGGAGGCAAAATGATTGTAAAAGTCGATAAAAAAGAATGGGACGTAAATGACTGCACTTATGCACAAAGACGTGAACTGCACAAACTTAATGCAAAAGTCTGGTGGGATGGCAAGATGGATGTGGAGTCCTATTATGAAGTCCTTGAAAAAGTGGGTGCAATCGCCGGTCTCGGTGAAAATGATTTCAAAGATATGGAAATGCCCGAAGTGGATGCTGTACTGCAAGCCATATTTTTGGAATATCTGGGGATTGAACCGGCAAAAAAAGATTCCGGGGGTTGAGCCTTGCGGTTTGGTGTTGGCAATTTGGCTTCCCCGAACCTCGTGATATATATAGAAGCCTCCCCTATACAGTGGCGAAGCTCCCGGTTACTTATCAACATGATCCGGTGAGGGTGCAGACCGTAGAAGATATATGGAATATCATAGATGAAATATGCGAACCAAGTGAACAATTTACGGATGGACAAATACTGTACCATTCTGTTCCCTTCTTTGCAGACTGCAATCAAATCGTCGAACCCTGGATGATGGAAATGATTAACGAATACAACTATGTGACCCGGTTTAATGTATCAATGGGTGAATTGGACAATGTTCCTGCACACCGGTTGGATTGTTTCACAATTATAGATAAAGAAATAAACGCCTCAATGAAAGAAAAAACGAAGAAAGAATCAGATGGCTGATAAACGGCTAAATATCAAAGTCCGTACCGATGGTGCAAAACGATCCAAACAAGATTTGAAAGGTGTTGAAGGTGGATTAACACGATTAGGCAAGGCTGCGGCAACAGCAGGATCAGCGTTCTTTGCAGCCAAAGGTCTAATAAAAGGCTTTGAGAAGATCATACAATTAGCGGCGGAACAAGAACTTGCAGAAAGAAAACTTGAAGTCGCTTTGGGCAGGGTTTCAAAAGGCTTATTGAATCAGGCGAGTGCATTACAGCAAGTGTCTATGTTCGGTGATGAAGCGATTATTGGACAACAGGCTTTTCTTGCTTCCTTAAAATTCTCAGAAGAACAAATCAAAAGCATTATTCCGGTTGCCATTGACCTTGCTGCCGCGACGGGAATGTCGCTTGAATCTGCCGTAAGAAATACCGCTAAAACCTTTAGTGGTCTGGCCGGTGAACTTGGGGAACTCGTTCCACAATTAAGAGGTCTGACCGCCGAACAAATGATGGCCGGCGAAGCCGTTACTGTTTTGAATGATCTATTTGGTGGTAAAGCGGGGGGAGAAAAAGGAACTCTCACTTTTAATTCGAGACAACTTGAGATGGCTATGGGGGATTTGGGCGAAACCTTTGGGAGTGTATTCACCCCTGCTGTTAGTAATGCAACAGAAGCGATGGCGGGTTTCACCAAACAAGCCGCCGGAGTTGATTGGCAAACTGTATTTTTTAACATAGGGCAACACTTAAAAGCCACGGGGGGTGCTATGGCGGGAATATTTACCGGCATAAGTAAGGCCAATATAGATGCAATCGCAGAAAGTGCTGAAGTGGCGAAAGAAGCCCCAGTGATTGCAGAAAAAGTGGTTGAAGCACAAAAAGAAATAGCCGATGAGGCGAAAAAGGCGGCCCATTGGACGGCACAAACAGCATCAAGTTTAATGACATCGGCTTTAATGGGGGATGATATAGAAGATGCCTTGAAGCGAGCCGTCATCCAATTAGGTATTATGGTCGCACAGGCAAAAATTTATGCTGCTATTATGAGCGCAACCACGGGAGCATTCGGCGGTGGGCTTCTAGGAGGAATAGCAAGCTTTTTATTTGGCGCATCACCAACACAATCATTTCCATCACCAAATGGCGGAGGTGCAAAAATTACAATTAACCAGAATTTCGGAGGTATGGGTGTCATCGATCACAATTTCGCTGCCAATAGTATTATACCGGCTATAAACAAGGCCATCAATACGGGACAGGCGAGGATTGGGTAGATGCTATCATTCGATTCCGGCCTTACCAACGCCCTTAAAAATGCAAACACGACGGCGTTCTGGGTACTCAAGCTTTATTACAATGATGAATCGGCTTTTATTGGTGTAAGTGACCGCCATCGCCAAGATGGTTCTGACATATATTATGGATTGGTGGCATCCTGGGGAACATACCGCCAATCATTAGACTTCTTTAATTTTACCACATCAATCGGCAACATGAGCGTTACGCTGATTAATGCCGAAAAATCCATTCAAGGCAAACGCTTTTCCGATCTATTGGCTGATTACAATTTCGCCAATCGCAAATGGGAGTTGTTTTTAAACACCAACGAAACGTCCACACTTGACACTTCTGCCCGAATGATTGCTTCCGGTGTGATTTCCGGGGAAATTGATTACGATTCTAACAATGTAACGCTGACTTTGTTCGACTCCAGTTCAAAATATCATAAACGCATTCCGGTTAATACAGTTGATTCATCCACATATACAAATGCCCCCGCAAATAATATCGGTAAACCAATTCCGGTGGCTTATGGAGACTTCCATGAAAAAACTGACATTGGTACGATTCCAACGTCCTATTTTGACAGATTTAAGCAATTTTACAAAAGCGCATTTCCCGCAATTATAACTGATGAATGGGATGTGCAGGAAGAAGGATCGGAAGCAAAAGCCGATAGCCAACCAATTAATACAATGGATAATGAAAATGTCTATATCTATAAAAACGGACATTATCCTACTTTGACCGGGACGGTTGATGTCACTGGCAACCCGGAAATCGAATACAAAGGAAGTACAGCTTCGGTATATTTGCCAATAAGCACATCCAATATTGCATCTGCTTCAGGGACGGGAAGTTACTCTGTGGCGAACGCCTCACGAATTAGCGATGGAGATTTTTCGGAAGTAGCCACTTGGACTGCAAGTGGGTCGGAAACAAATAATTCAGATGCGACACTTACTTTCGCTCTGCCAAAGATTAACAAATTGGGCGTTTATAGTGATATTTCAGCATTAATAAAATGGGGAACAGTTACAAATTTAAGTGGTTCTGGTGATGTTTTTTCAATTACAACGAAATCTGGTGGCGGTGTCAGTCTTGATAGCATCTCAAGTAATTCCGAAACAAAAACATCTTTGACTACCGGATACACGGCAACAAGGGATGCTTGGGATTTCGAAGGCGATATGATTTATACTTTGGAATCGGTCAATGCAGATGAATCTGCCGAAATATATGAATCTGGTATGCAGATTGACTTTACGATTGAAGATGTAGAAACACACGTTGAAGAAATAATTGAAAATTCGCCGATCACACAAATAGTTTCCCCGATATTAGGCCCACCGGTTCTGCTCGACATTGGTTACCGTGAAACGACACTGCAAACAGCACAATTTTCACCGTCTAAGATTGATTATATTTATTATTCCGGGAAGGGCAGACAATATGGTGCTTACATAGATGCGGATTCCAGAAATCAAGGATATAACAAAGATGCTTTGATTGAAAACCCTGTATTTATAATTGAAAGTATTTTACGATCTGAATTGGGGACTTTTTATACGGGGTCTGCAACAAGCACCACTTCAAATAAATTGGTGGATTCCAGTGCATCATTCGCGACAAGCATTGTCGGTCAAACTGTTTACAATCTTAAAGATAAAACAAGTGCTATGGTCACGGCGAGAGATAGTGCGACCACATTGAGCCTTGATGCGAACATTATGGCAAGTGGTGAAAATTATATTGTCAGTGGGCTGACTTCAGACGAAATTGATTACGCTTCTTTTGACACCTCTGGAAATACAAGCAACGGATATTTAGGTGACATTTACGAAGATGCGGTTGGAGATGTAAAATTTGCTTTTTCTCAATATAAATTTATCAATTCAAAAGACCTCCTCAACCGATTGGCCCGCCTTTGTTTGTCTTATGTGTTTATCGGTGGTGATGGAAAATTCAAAATTAAAACATTAAGACGAACAGATGACTATTCCTCGGCAGATCAAACCGTTGATTTTAGTGATATTGATTTGGGTAAAATCGGGAAAACATCTATGGGAATGGTTAAAAATTCAATCTTGATTAAGCACGATCACGATTACGGGGCAAAACAAAATATCTCCGAAGCCACCGCAACCGATTCCACTTCTCAGGGAACTACGGTAAGCGGGTACAACCAAACTTTAAAATTAGAAATAGATGCCAATGAAATATTGGATTCGACCACCGCAACGAAATTGGCAGAAGCCTATCTTTATTTGATGAAGGACAGGAAGGATACAGTTGATTTTACTTGTGTCCGCCCCAAATACAATCATCTTGAAATTGGGGATATAATTAATTTTTCGAATTGGCCCACAGACTTGAAGGTCTATGGTCAAACAATGGGAGGATCGTGGGATTCCACCACAGACACATTTTCATCGGTCACAACCACCTGGGATAATATGGCTGCCGGGTATTTCATTGTGGCTGATATTACCAAGACAGTTACAGGCTGTTCAATTAAAGCAATAAAGGTATCATAATGGCAAACATGAATATCGGTACACCCCGCTTTTATGCCGATCATATCAATTTTTTGATGAGCCGGGGCATCGGGCAGGATGGGAATTTTGATGTCATCACAGGATCAAATCTAATTGGCGTACAAACCGGAAGCGAAGCGGAATTGTTTGATATGCGACCCTTAAACAAAGTGGATTTCAATACCAGTGCCGCAACCTCAGATCATGTCCTTATCAATATTGACACGCAAAGCACATCCACTAAAAAGTCGTTTGTGGCTATTCTAAACCACAACATGGCTTCGGCAGATGCAAAAGTATTAATAAAGGCGAGCAATACGGAAAGCCACATCCAGGCAGTTGATATGGGAAGCGCAACGTCAATGGTCAATCCGGCTCAAGTAGTAAATGCAGATGCAATCGGATCAAGTATTGTAATCCCGGCAACCGATGGAAGTACGATTGTCAGATTTGATGAATCAGCTTTAAGATATTGGGGAATCCAATTTGAAGGCAATTCTTCAAATACGTTTAGTTCAACCGATCTGTTTGTGGGCTGTATTATGATTGGTGAATATTATGAAATGCCACACGCCCCTGATCTGGCTGTGACCCGGATGATCTCATACAATCGCATGAATGACTTACAGGAATCTTTTGGCGGACAACGCTTTAGTAATTTAAAGTCATACGGCAGAACCGCAGGAAGCACATCAAAATCGCCATTCACGACTGCATCCAACGGACATGATAGTCAAGGCGGGCGATTGATATATGACATGAGTTTCAGCTTTATTGATTCAACCGATCTCATGCCGGACGAATACGATATAATCGCAGATGATGACAATTTCGTGGATGATGTGTGGAACAGAACCAACGGAAATCACATTCCTTTTATATTTTCGATTGATAAAGATTCGGAAGGTGACAATGCAGAATCGGAACATATCTTTGGACGGTTTGCCAACAATTCTTTAGACATGGCTCAGGTCGCCCCAAATGTCTACAATATCAAATTAACAGTTGAAGAAGAATTTTGATAATCGGATGAATAACCTACAATACTACGCAAGGGAGTAATATAGTACGCATGAATAGCAAAGAACTTTCACCAGACACAAAATTTACCCTTTCTATCCAGACTATGATTGGAGCAGGGATGGGTATAGCCTCACTTGTAGGAATGTGGTATATGCTACAAGCCGACATTCAAGAAGCTAAAGAATTACCTGTTCCTGTATCTTTATTCTCTCAAGAATATCCAAGTAAAGGAATTAGTGATTATAATTGGTCGCCCTCATACGAACAATACAAGCAACAAGTTGGAAATTTAGGTGAAAATCAAGA